CATAATGTGAAGGCATAACAATAAAAGTAGCTGACTTTATATTACTTCCTTTTACGTTTTTTAGCACTTGATAATGCGATAGCCTGTGCTTGTTTTAATGTTTTGCCCTCTTTCATCAGCAAACGTATGTTGCCAGAAATAGTCTTTTGTGATTTGCCTTTTTTGAGTGGCATAGATCAAAGTAGATATTTACTTACTAGCCGTCTGTCCTGTGGAGTAACAGCATCTACTATCAAGCCTTCAGCTAATTGTCTTAAGTTGTCTTGAAGTTCACCAGAACTTTCTCTGATAGCTTTTGAAAGCTTCTCAGGAACAGTCTTGTCCTCTGGGAACTTCTGAGTCATTGCGAGTGCTTCTTCTAAATTCATAATAGATTTAAAGCATTATCTGTGATTTCTTCAACCCAATTATACAGTCTAGGTGCAATCTTTTGCATTTCTTCTGGATTTAACACATATTGAACAAAGCTTTCTGCAAATAATTCTCTAGGGTTTTTTCTGGAATATCCTGTAACGTAGCTCATACCACCCATCTTCTTAAATTTATTGCCTAAAGCAACAGCACCGCTTCCCTTGTAATGAACTTGGTGTCCTATTTCGTGAATCATAGTAGAAAACCATCTTTCACTTACATCATTTGCACTTGTATTTGAGAATATTTCACTTGCTGGCGAGGGTTTTGTATAATCTCTTTCAGTCCAATAATCAGAATAAGCTTTATTGGTTCTTAAAGTTTCTTTAGCTTGATTCTTCATTTTTAAAGCTGAACTTTTAGTTATTTTTGCAGACCCCTTTCTAACTTCAGTATTTACAATAGTGCAATAGTTTGATGTGTAGCCAGAGCAAGTCCTCCCTGCTGGTGCAAACATAAACTTTATATCATCTTTAAACTGCAAATCTTTAACATTCTTTTTTTTGAAATTTGTAGTAACTGTGTTTGCATATCCCTTTGTTTTTCTTGTAAATGGTGTATTAAATTTATCCATAAATCTAATAGTGGTATTGTTTGCATCATCAAATGCTTTTTTATTTTGCACAACAAATTTTTGATAAGCTGCATTAAAGTTATACCGATCTCCTCCAAAGTTAAAATTATTGATTGTTTTACTTTTTTGCAGAAACTTGCGTAGTTTTTTAGTATGTTTTCCTGTTAGTCCTCCAACAGATTCAAGACTATCAATACTTTCATCAACAAACTGCTGAGTAGATTTTGCAATATTATTTGATTTTAAATATTCTTCTAAGGTATCTGTACCAAACGCAGGGGAAGTTGTGCCTTTAGCTCTTGCTTCTGCGGCTCTCAAAACTGCGGCTTGTTTTTCAAGTTCATCAATATTTTTAATTTCGATGGTTGGTTTAGGTTTTGCTTTTACTTTGATATCACTAGGCTTACCATACAATCTCTCCAAGTCCTTCAAGCTTCTTTCGCTGCCATCTTCTCTAACCATCTTTCTTATAGCCTTCTGTCCAGATCCTTCCTTCTTTGCCAACCTTTTAAAATAATTTACCTTACCTTCATTACCTAAAGTTTTAACTTGTAGCTTTTTATCTTGCTTCAATAACCAATCGCCATAAGCTGTTCCCTGTGGCACTCTGCCAGTTCCTTCTCCTGTAGGTCGTGTAACAACCTTGCCTACTGGTGGCTTTTCCAAGTTAGGATATTTCTTCTGCAATCCATCAAAGTCAACAACAGGAACAGTAGTAGAACGACAATTAAAATGCTGTGGTGGTGTTGGGCCTTTGTTGTATGCAAACTCCTGTCCATCAAGCCTTCTACAAATAGGACTTGTTCTACTGTCCAGAGTTGCAACATATTCATATTTGGGAGCTACTTTACTATTGGCTGCATAAACAGCCTGTGATGCCTGATTCTGTACTTGATTAACAGATGTTCTTACTATTGTTTGCACCTGATAGTTTGCAAGTTTTGTAAGTTCTCCCCCTGCGGCTGCAATCTGTCTTACACTTCCTTTCTGTCCAAATTCAAGTCTGCCAACCATACGTCTTGCTATCTCTGCTGTTGATTCTCCGCTAAATACCCCTTGCCTGATATGTCTTGCCAAAGCATCTTTCTGTCTTTCTGCTATCCCTCTAAATGCTTTTTCTACTGTTTGTCCATTAGGTAAAGTCTGCATTGCTCCCTGTCTTGCAGTAAGTTCAAACTTTCCAGAACCAAACCTTTTAAAATCATCTTCTGTAAATTCTTTACTGGTAAATATATTTACTTGTGTTGGATCTGTTTTAACAAAAGATTCTGCATATTTCCTACTAACAGCAACAGAATTTATTGGCACATTACCAGATTTAACAACTTTTTTTAGCTCATTTTCTATAAATCCAGCCTGTACTTTTGCCAGTCCTTCGATTTCTTTAATCATTTTTTGAGTTGTAAGCCTTGACCAAGTATCTAAACTTATTTTTGATTGTTGGATTATTGCTCTTAATCTTTTTCTTGTTTGTGGTGCTATTACAACCCCTGCCGCAGCTTCGGCTTGTCTAATGTTTATCTGTTTAAGTTTCTTTGTTGCTTCAAGAATGACATCATTATATGTTCTCTGAAACTCTGTTGATACAGCATTACTATATCTGTTTAAATCAATAGTTTCTCTGAAAAATGCTTCTGGTGTACTCATTCATCAGGCCGCGTCTTCTGTTTCGTCATCATCATCTGTAGCTGGTTCTTCTGGTGCTTCCATTTCTACTAACCCTCCACTTTGCGTACTTTCCATTTCTTCCTCAATATCAAAGTCATCACCAAGAATCTCCCCAGCAGATAATTGATTTAATAATGTTTCCTGTGAGATAGTGCCAGCAGTAAACAATGTTAATAGGCTTGTTATCTCTTGAGGCTCAAGCCTTGTAGAAACAAAGTCTCTATTAACAAAGCTACTTCCAGCGTTAGGTTCATTTAGATATTCGCTATGGAATCTAAGACAGTTGTCTATCAGGTCTTGCATTTGTTGGGCAATGACCATCATAGTGCTGTCATTCTGTGACCTATCTATTCTCTTAGCCTCTGCTGATTCTCCTACTAACTTCTGCCCAAGCACCGCAGCTAATGACAATGTATTGATCTGTTCTTTAAGATCGCCAAGCCTTTGGAACTGGCTGTCATAGCTATCACCTGATGGACTTACATATTCAAGTCTTGATTCTGGTGGCAATGCCAAAGCTTCACTAGGGCCTGTTGTTATCTCATCAGCGTTTGGATAACCAAAGACAGCAAGTAATGGTACAGAACTGATATGTAAGATATTATCCAAGTCTGATTGTATCTGGTAATGCTTAAGGTTTAATTCTGCTATGTCATACAAGGGGCTGCGTGATTCATAAAAACCTACCCTATTGGAATAAGCCACAGCAAAAGGAATCTTATCCTTAAGGCTCATTTCACCCTCATCAAATAATTTATATTCACTATTCTTTTTATCTTTTCTATGAATTTCATAACGACCACGCTCTAAAACTCTAATCTGCTTTACTTGCTTCTCCCCATACTTTCCATCAGGTTCTACAACATTCTCCAACAACCTTAATTGCGTGAGTTGTCTGGCACCATCTATAATCTCACTTCTCCATCCAAGAATATTACGTGGTGAATATGTCACCCAATACGGCCTAGTTTTATCACCTTCTTTTGGTGCATCTACTAATACCCCAACATGACCAAATGATATTGCTGTTCTGGCTGTTTCGTATAACCAGACATTCAGATCATTACCTTCTAAATCAACATCAAATAACTGTTCTCTCACTAAATCAGAAACATCATCAAGCCTTACAGGTTTTCTTGTGAGCATACCTGACAGCATTTTCTCGATTCTTTGCAAGTAAGGAACTACAGTTGATCTTGAAAGCCTTACGTCATAACTATCATCTGTTTCTCTTGCCTCCTGTGGTAAATATTTTCTATGTTCACTCCTGATCTTATATGTGCCTTCCTTCAAGTCTGTGATTAAATCCCAAAACTGTGCCATGCGTTGATATGCCGCATTTGGTGATTCAACTGTCGATACAGCCTGTGTTATAGGTTGGTTATAAATATTTAATGAGCTATACACAGTTTTGCCTCAATTCTACCATGATCTTAATATATTCTAATTCCTGTAGGTTTGCCCGCCCTTGCAAACAATGGATTGAACTCTCTAAAAATAAGATAGCCCAAACTATCGGCCATATGGTCATAGCCTGACTCTTTATCTGGTTCTCCTTTTTCGTTGTATGACTGGAGTTCCATTGATTGAATTAGCTTTCTGCAACTGGCATGGATTTGTAAACGGCTTTCCCCTTTGCCGTTACATAATAAAGCCTGTACGGAAGCGACCCTATCTCTGATTGGCGGGTTGCTGCGGGGGCTTTGATTGCTGAAACCATATCCAGCCAGTATTTCAATGTCTGTCTGACTCGCATTTGTACTCCTGTTCCCTCCACTAGCATCTGGGTAAATATATATCTTGTTCATAAGGTATCTTGATTTAATGGTTTGTGCCAAAGAATCAGTATCGTGAACCCCTGATATTTCGTCAAATATTAACAATTTTTGATCTTGAATAATACCGATCACGCAGTTCATATTACCAATATTGAAATCCAAGCCAATTCTTAATGGTTCAAGGCCAATCTCAGGCATGACATTAGTAACATTCTGTTCTCTGGTAAAACGATCATAAACCTGACCTGTAGTTAGATTAATAAACTCTCCATTGAGGTAGGCTTGCAACATTGATGGATCGTAATTAGCTTGCATACGTTCAATGAAGTCACTAGGCAAATGTGGGTTATCCTGAGTCCTCATCTTGATTAGCTGCCTATCTGTTCTTTCTTTAGCTTCGTCTGTACCAAAGGTGTTATATAGCCAGCGAAATCCCTCTGGTGTACTAGCTGCACAAAACTGGCGAACATTACCAGCCCTTAGTCGTCCCAGTATCTTTGGGAAAGCTTTGTCGGCAATACTTGGTGATACAACATCTATCTCATCAACAAGTACATGACTCAGGTTCAAACCGATAATCCTAGACCAGTTCTCGAAGCTGCGGCATAGTAGCTTGCTGTCACCTTCTTTAAAATGCAAAGTATATTCTGGAAGTGGACTAGCTCTGAAAGTGTATGGGATTTCATACTGCTCAAGGAACATTTCAAAGTCTGTTTGCCAAATATCACGAATCAATGGGGCAGTTGGTTCCATAACAGCACCAATAAATCCAATATTCATAGCAGCCAGCTTAACAGCCATACTACACAAAGCTCTTGTCTTGCCAGCACCATATCCAGCAGAGAGGCCGACTATTTCATTCTGATTATCGAAAAACTGTTGCTGCGGTGGGTGCAAGTCAGCCCTAATCCTCTGCAATAACTCATCAGTATCAACATCAACATATCGACTGCCTATGTGATCTAATACAGATCCTTCTCTGTTCAGAATACTCAAGACATCACCTGACCAACTTTTGCCATAGAGTTTATACAGCCTAAAGCCACTGTAAGCTGTCCTGATTTCCTAGCCTCTTTTGCCAGTGATGCATATTGAGCCAAAACTTCAGCAGTAAATTGTCGTCTATCAATATCAAAGTCTTGCTTCAAAATTACTGTGGCCTCTTGAATATATCTATCTATAGTTCTTTGAGCTACACCCCACTCAGTTGAGGCAAATTGACTTATTTCTGATCTAACAGTGCCAACAGACAAAAGCTTTGCAACTTTATTGACTCTAAACTCATGCTCATTCTTGCTAGTTCTGCCGTTAGACACTATGGGAATATGGTTTTTATTATTCTAAATGTAGCGTCAATCGTCAGTTTTTGTCGATTTAGTTGAATTATAAATGTATTTTCGTTCTTGCCAGCATCTACAATCAGCAAGCATTTTTGCTAGTGCAGTCAAAGCGGACAAATCATAACTTGCTAAATAAATGTGACAAGACTCTTGTTCGGGTGGCTCACAATTAACTAAAACTTTATTTTCTGGAAAGTCTTTGTAGCCCCAAAAATTACCCATAGCTAAATGAATCGGAGTGTTTGCTAATGCAGTTTTTATAGTTTGAGAGCCAATTTCACTTAATTCAAGCTTAAAGGGAATAGGTACGCCATCTAAACCATCAAATACCATAAGATATTTTTTGGATTCTTCATCAAACCAAATTTCATGTTTTGGATATTGAGGTTTTTTAGTCATCGTTTTTGTTTTTCCCAAAGTTGTATAAGTATTTTCAATTCAAGAATCCTTGCTTTGGCTGCAGCAATTTTTTCATCTGTTTTCATTTAATAATTGTCATAATCTGAAGATTTTTCAAATTTGCAATCTAAATATCCACCCTCTTCGTTTATTTTTTTTAAAACTTCTTCTTTGGTCATAGGTAAGACTGCTCTTGTACCTGTTGCAACCTTTACACAACACATAGTCAAATTAGCTTTTCTACCACCTTCTAAATGATTAAAAGCAGAATCAGGATAGAGGTCTAATTCGTTTTTATATGGCTCTCTAAAAAAATGACTTACATTGTGTTTATCAAATAATTTCATATCTTTTATACAGTATTTGCGTCTTAATTTACCTACCTCTGGATGGACAGAACCAGTTTTATTTTTTGACTTACCATTAATGACATATTCAGTGCCACTATAGTCAGAATCTCCGAAGCCTTTTTTCATAATGATTTCATAGTAAAGTTTGCAAGTTTGTCTTTCACCTCTTGTATTTCTGGTGAACAATTAATTAAGTTTTTTTCTGGATTTTTTTTGTGTTGATTCATAACTTTATTCATAAATTTTGCAGTTTTAGACCATCTTTCTTTTCTCATATTATGGATATCTCGAACAACATTGATGTCAATATCAACTCCGTAAAAGTTTCTAATAACACCATTTTCATTTCTGTAGCCTTTACAGACTAATTGGTTGTCTTGGTCATAAGTTGCATTAGCAGCAGAGCAGTAGCATATAAGGGCTAAATCCTGCCCACCACAGTGTTTTCCTGAGTCATCCCTGTCATAATCAGGCAAGTGTTGATTGATTAATCCATCAGAATTGTGGATTATTCCAGAATCATTACAGGCATAACATTCATATTTAGGTGCATGAAAAGTTATTTCCCTGTCGATAGGTCGTCTTTTATAGTTTTTCATTATTTTCTTCAATAGTTTTTATTTCAGAAAGGATAGTTTTATGCTTTTTATATCTTTTTCGTTTTACTGATAAATCAGTTATATATGAACCTCCATAGGCTTTAGCTTCAAAAGGATTGTGTCTCATGGTGTTTAAAAAGGGGTGTTTTTGGGTTTACTAAATGTAGGTGCTTTTCTTGTAGCTGTCAACAAATATTGCTCATATTGACCATTCTTAATCCATCGGTGGGCATCAGAGAACAAAGGAGTGAACTTATCAGCCTTAAGTGACTTTCTTCTGGCTCTTATATCGGCCTCAAGGCAGCCTTTAAGTTTATCCCTTGTCTTTGTATCTAATTTCATAAATTCGTTAAATGCAAGCTTTTTTGACAGAGATATAGTTCTCATATCTTTTGGAATTTCTAAATAAGTTTGCCAGAAAGAATTAAAGCTTTTATTTTTATAGTTATTTGTTTTAGTTATATTGTTTTTCTTAGGGTGTACCTGTGACACCACCCCAGTCTTTCTCTGACACCCCCCTAGTGTCTGTGTGATACTACCCCCGTTTCTCTCTGACACTACCCCAGTTCCTGTAAGATACCCCCCAGTAAACGTAGGATCTTGAACTGGTAATGCCTTGCATTGACTCCAGATTGTTACTCTATAGCAGTTTGTTTTCTGGTTATGCTCATCAATCCTATATTGCTTTTGCAATAGTTTTAACTCAACTAATTCATTGACAGTTCTAATTACTGTAGATCTGGACATCATTGCATCCTTAGCAATAGTGGCATAACTGGGCCAAATGTTTGGATAATAACTTTGAAGAACCCAAAGAACCATTAGCTGATGTGGTGTTACCTTTCCTTTTAAAGATGATGGAAGTGCTATAAATGGTGTATTTTCTGGTATAAAACTCATTTTATGGAATATTTAATAACGATCAAAGATATTGAAGCTGCACCACAGGGCAGTAAAAAATTTGTTGGCAAAAACAAGAAGGGACAACCATTAATGATTGACACCTGTAATCGCTTGAAATCATGGCGGGATCAGGTTGGTGTTATGGCGAAGTTGTGTTGTGTGGACGGTATTATTGAAGAACCTGTAGCAATAGAAGTTACGTTTTACTTTAAACGTCCGAAGCTTCACTATGACTCAAAAAATTTATTAAAGCAAGATGCTCCAACTTATGTTACAAACAGACTTAAAGGTGATATAGATAAACTGTTACGAGGGTTACTTGATGGGCTTACTGGATCAGCATTTGCTGACGATAGCCAAGTCGTAAAAATATTTGCAGTGAAGAAATATTGTGATTTAAAATCTAAAATAACAGCAACAATAAAAATTAAAACTATTGATGAGAAAGAGAATCTCATTTGTGGCCTGTCCCGAATGTAAAATATTTACTTTTCAAAAAATTATCAGCACAGTTGTAGATGATGAGCACAGAATACTTAGAAGGAGAAATTGCCTTGACTGCGGTCACAGATGGTACACAGTACAACAGCCAGAGGTTAGTGTAGAGAATATAACAACATCTAAATTTTTAAATAATTAATCGGGTGATAGATCGGCTCTTCGCATAGCCGCCCTGCTTTTCCTATGTGTTGCTTTAGGTTTTGTATGGCTTTCAAGTTAGTGCAATCCCACTTAGAAAAACTAACTATCAGGCTACCCGACTAAAGTTTGTTAAGTGCATTTTCTAAACCAAAACAAATTCTGGCTATAATGCCAGCATCTAAATGTTCTGGAAAAGGGCCAAGTGATTTAGTAGATGGGTTTTTACTAAGAAACTGTTTAAGTTTTAAACAATCCTCAACCCTTAGTCGCACAGATATGTCCATAAGACATATATACCATCACCATAGCGGATCATCAAATGGTGGAACTTCGTAATCATCTTTTTGTTCGTTTTCAAAAACTAAAAGATCAAAACATGAATATAAAAATTTATCTCTGAATGTCTTTTGAAAATCTGCATTTTTCATAAGCATTGTAATTAAAATTCTTGAAACAATCCTTGCCTTTACATTTTGTGAAGACATTGCTTTGAAAGTGATCTTGAATAGTTCAACATCACCTTTTATAAGCTTTTCTATCTCTTCTTTGAACGCATGCTTTACAGCAAGCTCAGAAAGATGTCTTGCCTCTTCAGTGTCAGGAGTAACAGCAGCCTCTGTGACGAGGGCTTGAGCAAGTTTTAGTCTTTGATCTGGTGTCATTGTTTTTGGGGTAATAGGTGAATAAAGACCCCACCAGTTGAGGTGGGGCTGATAAGTTTATTTGTCTAGCCAGTTAGTTGGACAGGGTGAAGTTTTGAACTTAATGTCACCTGTATAATCAAACTGTTTTGCATTTTTTCCAAATTGAATACGATCACAGCTTATGTGCATGATCTCATTAGTTAAGTGGTCAAACAAAAGTGCTAAACCAAACTCAACTGCTGATTTGTCAGCAAAAGCTATAGCCTTTGTTTTATCAGCAAATACATGATCTAAGTGACCATTTTTGAAAGGAGTTTCAACCCTATACTGTAAATATTTTGGGTTGCCTTGAATTGGGTGTCTCATTTGAATAATTTGCGAAGTTTGAATAATCAGCCGATCTCTCGACCTCATGTACTTAATATATATGATTGTTTTCCACATTGCAACCTATATAACTTATATTTATATAGTTATGTTATAAAATTGTAATAAGTTGCATAAGTTATTGACATATACTTAAGGATAAATTATTATAAATACATGGCCGAGAGGTCGATCTTCGTTAGGTATTTTAAATGACTGACAAACCTGAGTACATCATCTGGGGCAAATGCCCAAAGCTTACAAAGCATGATGATGAAGTTATCCTTTACACACAAGCTACAAGCTACAAACATGCAAAGTATGTCATGGATCAGTTACAGATTCAGCATCAATGTACAGAGACAAGAATACAAGTTCTTGATCCAACAGAAAAACCAAACTTTAACAAAATTATCTGTTTCAAATGATTAACCAAAAACAACTACTCAAACAAATAGAAACTTACGCAGCTAAATGCGACCAAGCCTTAATTGATTGGCAAAAAGGTGAGCCACTTGAAATGGGTGACAACTGCACTATTCATAAAGGCAGAAAATACTACGAAATCATAAGAGGTAGAAAAGGTCACTGCTGTCACATGGGTTACGTTGAAATTGCAACTGGAAATCTTTGTAAAGAGCAAAGACAAGCTGCACGTTGGAATTTACTAAACTACACAGATGCAAATTTACTTTTTGCGAATGTTAGACCTTTTGGGCATCATCTTTATGCAAATGAGGCAAAAAAAATCAGAGGGGCGCAAAAATGACCTCTACTAAACTTCCTCCAGATACAGTTCTTGCCACTCCTATAGGTGGCAAAGCTACTGATCCAGAATTAGAGGCCAAGCTTAAAAACCAAAAGGCAAGGCATAAGAGACACAGATTCCAAGTGTTAAGTACGCAAAGACTTTTAGAAGTTAAAAGACGTATGAAACAAATGAAAAATGTCGGCAACCGCAGCAACTACATATATACAGAGAATGAAGCCAAAGCAATCATCAAGTATTTAGAAAAACAAGTTGATGAGCTTGCAGATGTATTTCTTGATCCATGCAAGGACTTTAATGCTAAACCTATTCAATTCGACACAACGGAGTATGACTAATGCTTAACCAACTTTTCCTATTTCTTAGTGCGGGGTCAATTATGACCCTTGCATTAACATCAACATTTGATTCCATGACCTATCACGACTGTCATGTGAACAACATCCAATTAGCCTGTAATTCCCTAAACAAATGAACCAAGAACACCTAAACCGCCTTGACTTCACTAATGAAGCTTTGAACAAATGGCTTAATGATTGTCCTTTTCCTATTACAAACTTCAGACAAATGTGCTTTGAAACAAAAGGGCAAAAGCAAGTTGAAATACTTGTTGATATACCAATAGAAAAAACAGCAGCAAATTTAGCTCATTATGGTCTTAAGATTGACCAAAAAACTGCCGACTTAGAACAGCAATACCTTAAAGCTGATAAACGACATAAAGAACTTATCGCACAAAGCTTAAAGCTTGAAATGGAGGGTAAAGTATTAGAGCAAAGAAAAGTTGATGATGAGTTACACAAAGTCTATAAGTTAGTTTATGAGCTAGGACAACAACTTTCTGATTTATGCGAAAAGGAGCAAAAGATATGAACAAAAAATACCCCCAAAAGCCACCCCTGACCTTTGGGAGTACCTTGTATTTTCCTTTTCACCTAATGCCCCAACACCAAGAGGCACTCACATTCTAACAATGAATATAGACAAACAACTTAAAACTTTGGAAATGGCAATACTACATGGAAGTCATTTTGAAAAAAAGCTTGCTGATGCTGGCATTGCTGCTGATCCAATAAACAGGGCAAAGATTTTTAAATTTTTCCCTAGTTTAGTTGAAAAATATGGCCCTCAAAGTGCCATTTATAAATCAACTTTTAAATTTCAACGACAGTTGAGGATTGTAAAATGACTGACTACATACAAGGCCATGATGTTCCAGAACATATCTATAGAGCCGCAAAAGACTGGGCTGCTAGTGATCTTAAATCTGTAATTGATTATGGATTAGAGGCTACATATATCAGGAAATTTGGTAAAGACAATCCTCCGAGAGTTGCTTCCCCTGCCATGAAAGTAGGATCAATGGTTCATTGCTATTGTTTAGAACCAAAATTATTTCCTGATAGATATGTTCTTTTAGATGACAAACGGTCAAAAAAAGGTAAAGAGTTAGCTTTGCAACTTGCAGAAAGTGGCAGAGAAACTTTTACCTCATCAGAAATGACAACTTTTATGGGCATTTACAATGCCCTGAGCAAAAATGAATTTGCAAAAAAATATGTCATAGATGACACATCTGGTAAGGCAGAACAATCTTACTGGTGGACTCACAGTGGAACAGGCTTGCCATGTAAAGCGCGCTGTGACTATGTGGTTGACGACATGGTGATCGACCTTAAAACAACTGGCGAGGGTGGTGCAAACCCCGACAAATTTACTAGAACCATAGTAAATTTTCATTACCATTTACAAGCCGCTCACTATTTGCAAGCAACTGGAGCTAAACGCTTCATATTCATTGCAGTAGAAAAAACTCACCCCTATTCCGTAGGGGTCTATCAACTTTCACCTAATTTTATTGACAAAGGTTATGAACTCCAAAAGCAGACGCTTCACCAAATACTTGAAGCATCTAAAACTAAATTCTGGCGAGGATATACAAACGCAAGTCCAGATGGAATCCAAACACTTACACCCCCTAGCTGGCTCAAATGAATCAGAGAAGCCACATTTTGAAGTCATGGACATTACACCAGACATGGCAAAAAAAATACTTACTTACAGAAACAAGAACAACAGGGGTCTTAAATATACCAACCTCGCAAGACTTACCAAAGCTATTGAGAATGGTGAATGGAAAGTAACAAATCAAGGCATAGCTTTTGACAAAGATGGCAACTTAATTGATGGTCAGCACAGACTTGCTGCCATATTGCAGAGCCGCAAAACTGTGAAGATGCTAGTTGCAACAAACATGGATTCTGGAATCTTTGACGTTGTAGATACTGGATCTAAAAGAACTATTGGTGATGCTTTAGATATTCTTGGGTCTGAAGATGGCCGCACTATTTCTGGAGCTTTAAAAATCACTTATTGTTATTATCATCATCCAGATAGGACATGGGGTGGCAACTCTATCTCCATGCCCTCTGCACCTGAGATAGCAAAAGTTTATACAGAAAGGCAAGAAGAGATTGAGGCTTTGCTTTCAGTAATTAAAAAGAAACGCAAGAATTTTAAATGTTTTTCAAATAGTCTTGGATTAGCAGTAACTTTGCTTTGCATGGATGCGGGCTGGTCTGATATACAACTTTGGGAGTTCTGGGATGCTGTGACTGTTGGAGCAAATTTGTCTCCTGAGAGTGTTGTTCTTTCTTTTAGAAATCAACTTTCAGATCCATATTTTAGAAAAAGACATTATGGAACACAAAGATACATCCTTAATGCTTTTATAAAGTGTTTTAACCAGTATGTGCAAAATGAACCTATGGTCAAATTCGTTGCACCAAAACATGACACCAAACTGTACAAGGTACAAAAACCAAAGAAACAACAAACATCAATCTTAGAGGTAATTAAAAAATGACAATCTCAACAATGGAAAGACCAAATCTCGAAAACGTCATCAATCGTGAGGATGTTTACGAAAAAGCTGGCCGCAAATACTGTAAATGGTCGAGAATTGCATATTATCTAAATAATCATGCAAAAGGCTGGAATTTCCAACTAAAACTCAACTCAGAATCGCCTTCAAGCCCTTCCTTTTTTGATGCGGTATGGAAAGCACCTGACGGATCTGGCTATTTGATGTGCTATTTCACAGATCCAAATGGCGGTGAAACTGGTTTGTTTCCCTATGCCATTATGGACAATCGCAATAATCCGATTAAAGTTGACAGAATTTCTTCAAGGGACGTATCAGACTCACATCGCAGAGCTTTGGCCGCCTGTGCCGCTTTTACCTTTTCTCTGGGTTATGAGCTATGGGCATTTAATGAGGTTGCAAGTGCAACTGAACAAGAAAAATCACACAAAGAAAAGCCACACAAAGCAAGATCAGCACAACCTATTCAAAATGTCTTTATTGCTGCTAAAACTGCCATAGAGAAAGAGACAGATTTACAACGGTTGTTATCGCATGAAACAAATTTAGAAGTGCGATATACTCAAGGAAAAATCACTCAGGACGAATACACAGTTCTCAGTGATTTAATAACTACCAAAAAAACTGAACTAGCCTAATGACAGTAACTGAAACCCAGTACCTAACAACTCAACAGTTAGCAGAAAGGTATGGGCTTAGTCCCAATACCATCAAAAGTTGGCGGGCTAGAGAATATGGCCCTGAGTATTATGAGCTTCCTTTTGTTGCTTTTGGTACTCCAAAAATTAGATACCAACTACACAAAGTCCTCGCATGGGAAGAGGCGAATGAAATCACCCCTATCAAACCTTTTTAACAATGACAAACACCCCTGCGTTTATCGCAAAACTTAGAATTGTTGGCAATAATAGCCAAAACCAAAACGCCCCAGAAAAAAATGTAATTATTGACTTTACTTGTGAAGAGGGTGAGAAAGCTGCAAAGTGGATTTTGCAAGCTGTTGATAATGCAAAAATGGATGGCACAAAAATTCGTGTTTATAAAAGCAAATCAGATTATGATGAAGTGGCTGGATTTTCGCTCTGGGGAGGTATGTGGGGCAACTCTGGCAGAATACAGCCTATGCCTCATAAAGAAGCCTCTGAAAGGACTGTAGATGTACAAGCGAACCAGCCTGAGCTACCAGATGACCTTCCTTTTTAAATTATGAAAACTATAACTTTTCCTGTTAATCCTTACATAGGGCAAATCTTTTATTCACCAGATAATGATAAAACTTTTGAGTTTTTAGAAGTAACTAAGACAGATGAATCTACTGGAATTGTTGAGGAATCTGGGGTCTGGTTTGATATAACAGACAGAGATTTAGTTCCTTAGAGGCATGACACTTGAGTTCCAAAAGGTTATCGCTGCTCTTTTACAATTATTTGGCCCATTGCCCTCATAGCCATTCCTGATTAGTTGTAAAAAGATATGAGTTCCCTTCGAGGATTGCTAAGTGGGCAAAAGGTCAAAATCCCTTAATAGGCTTAGTAACAAGCATAACAGTCAGTAAGTCCTCTATTTTTTATTAAATAAAACATACATTAAGCGACTTAAAAAAGTTGCTTTTTTTTTGTTTTTTTCTGCTTCTAATTTAAAAATCATATCTTGCTGGTCACAAATTATTTCAAGAGCTATGCTTATAAAATGTCCCTGTTTACAACCTGTTCTAAGTAATTCGATTGCATATTCTCTTAATTCTTTTTTGTCGTTTTGTTTATTTATTTTTTGTATTTGTTTCTCTAGCTCAAACTCTTCCTCAAGACTCATCTTGGAATTAAGAGCTTTTATAATCTGTTTCATTTGACTGGAAAGAGTTTTTCTTCAATCATCTTGACTATGGCATCATCAACGTCATTATCTGATTTTGCAGCTAAATCTTGTAAGAGTGACAAACAGGCTTTGCGTAAAGATTCTGACTTTCCAAACTTGATGAAAAGATTTATTAGAAATTTTGACATTTGTTTTGGTGTATTTTTTCAAACATACCAAAGATTATTGAATCTTGCCTTCTAACCGACTAACAGTTTCACTTAGTTTATTAAGTCTAAAATAAATATCTCTAATATCTCTCTCTCTTTTATTGCTCATATTAGATAAAGTCATTGCTACGGCTGTAATTACAGCACCTATTAATGCGGCTTGTACTTCTGGCATTGCTTTAATCTATAATTATGCCTATTATTGCTAATAAAACCTTATTATGGCAGAAAAAATAGCCGAAAAAGAGCAAAAAATACAACAAACAGAGGATGAAAAGCCAGATTATCAAGAAAAAATTACCTTTTTAGTTTCTACAGTTGCACAAGGTTTTATTTTAACTTGGTGTTTATTAGTTTTATCTCTTGGGTATGTAAAACTGCCTAATAAACTGTTTGGTTTGGACATACCAGACCAGCCTCGTGTTGATAGCACTTTTGCTGCTGGATTATTAGGTAACATACTTGGTGGACTCGGTATAAGTGTTAATGCAGCACAGGGTGCAAAAAAGAAAAAGAAAGAGGGTGAAAATGGTCTAAATACTAACAGTCCTAATGGC